GGACAGGGTAGGATTCGAACCCACGGTACCATTGCTGGTACTTCTGATTTCAAGTCAGATGCAATAGACCAACTCTGCCACCTGTCCCGCTGCGGTATGACAGAATCGAACTGTCACTCGATGCTTGGCAAGCACCAGTTCTACCACTAAACTAATACCGCTAGTATAGATAGTATATTAAAAATTATTAAGAATGCAATAATTAAGCGCCGAGCAGAGTAGATTGACCAGAAAGATTAGTTACTCTTAACGCGTATTGATCGTAGATTTGAACAACTGTTAATGATGTTGTTGTAGTATTCTCTGGACGTGAAATCTGTACTGTAGAAAGTGCAGGAAATAACCCAGAATTCATTCTTGTTAAATTAACAAAAGACTGCATGAATCTAGTCTGTACATTATCTACATTTATGTATTGTATAGCCATTAAAATATTTATTCTAGAATAACATTAGAATTATTAATAATAAAGTAATTCCAATCTTTTATTTTTCGTTCATTTTTAATAAGAAAAGGGGTTGGTACGGGGCGAGGTTCAGAAGGTTTCTTTAACAGTGTCAATCCAGCTTCTTCTAACGTAAAATTACCCTTCTTATGGTTAACGTCTCTATGAGCTAATACTACATTATCCCATGCATGGTGACCACCTTTAGACTTTGGAAAAACATGATCAATAGTTGCGTTTTTATACGTTAATTTACGGCCAGAATACTGACATCTTCCTCTATCTCTTTCAAACAAAGTTTGTTTGTTTAACTTTTTTCGCTTGATAGGAATTTTGCTGTAATTCTCACAAACAACAACACTAGGAATACGAAATCTACCTTTAATAGTACTAACAAAAAAATGATTACTCTTCACCGGCAGCTTAATCCATTTATCCCAATCTAACGGCTCGAAGTTAGACGGGTCACCGTTTTCGTCATACTCAATATTAATAGCTTTAACAGTGCCCTTATAAAGATTTACTATAGCTTCAACACCTGTATCAATATAAAAAGGCTGCCAATTTTTATTTAACTTTAAAACACAATGTGTATATAAATAGTTCATATTTTACGAGCCGGAGATCGGGATCGAACCGATGACCTGCGGTTTACAAAACCGCTGCAACTACCGCTGTGCTACTCCGGCTAGTGCTTATATTGTATTAGAATCTATAGAATCATCAACTACAAATTTCTGACAACCTTGATGTTCGAATGTCAATAAACCGGATCTATGACTTTCTGAATTTGCACAAACACCCCAATCACAACCAAGTACACCGGTAAGCGGTTTGTAAAATTTACACCCCATCGAGCAGTCGGGATAATATACATTCTCATCTTTAAATCTATCGATATTGCCCCAAGGTGAATAATCTTCAGGTAATGTTTTAACTGTTTTTAATAATTGCTCGTGCTCGTGACTCATTATTTCAATGTTAAAAGATATTTTAATGTATCTAGTTCAGCGAGCATCTCATCACGAATATTTAATAACTCTGAATCTTCCTGGAAATCTGTATCTAAACTTTTTAAAAAATCTATACTATTTTCAATAAAGTTATTTACATCACCTTCATAATTTACTAATTCTATATTATAAGTTAATTTAGCTTTGCTTCTACCGTACTTACCAAAAAAAGCTTCTACAAAATTATCAATCAGGCCATCTAAATTCTCATATGCTTTACCAAAAGCCTTATGCTCAGCATAGCTAGCAGTCTGCCAATGGTAGATTCTTAATTGATTCTGAATCCGTAAAAATGGTGAGATTATACTTACCATAGCAATATTTATATCTGTTCTACAGTAATGCCTGCTTTTTTGAGCAAATCTAACCCCGAATTTAATCTATATAATTCGGAAAAAACAACACGTTTTATTTTGGCTTGCACTATTAATTTTGAACATTCAAAACAAGGTGAGAGAGTTACATAAACAGTAGCATCTTTACTAGTCTGTGTACTAGCAGCTAACTTCATTAATGCATTACTTTCGGCGTGTAAAACTTCCGGTTTAGTTATAAAATCATTATCTTCGCAGCAGTTATCAAACCCACTAGGTGTACCGTTATAACCGTCGCTAATAATTTGATTGTCCCTCACAACAATACACCCCACCTGCATTCTTCTAGCAGTGCTTAGCTTGCTCCAAAGCATTGCAATTTCTAAATATTTTTTATCTAAATCAAGTTGATTAGCCATTATACTCTTTAATTTTTACTATTAAATTATCAATAGTAGAGATACTCTCTTCATTTGCCTTTTTTTTCAATTTTTCTAACTGTTTAATTGCAGGATCTTTTTTTAACATTTTAACATAACTAATATCAGGTTCAAAATTACATAACCTAACTATTGCATTATACACGATTAAATAAAGTAACGAATGCTCATCTTCAGATAAAGATTTTATAAAATCGCTAGTAAACATTTTTAAAGCTCAATATCATTAAATGTATCGTCGGTAATGCTAGTATCACGTGCTCCAATCTTGTATGCTGAAATCTCTGTCTCTTGAGGAGCAACCTGAACCTTGCTGCTATCTAAGTAGCTATTAAGCCAACCAGCAATGGGGTTTTCTTTTTCGTTAAATATTTTCTTGTACCCTAAAGAGCGGAGTCTTGAATCACAAAGCCATCTTGAATACCCTCCAAGTACATCAGCGTTTAATCCCAATAACGAGCCCTTACTAAACAAATACTGCGCCCACTCAATTTCATTCTTTGTAGCTTGTTCATAAAAAGCATAAATCTTATCTTCGCTCTTTTTTACAACAGAAGTAAAACCTTCTCTATCTTCTTCACGTAAAATTTTTATTAAATTTTGAGTTGTAGCAAAATGTAGAGCTTCATCACGCTGAATAAATTTAATAATTTTAGCATTGCCTTCCATTATACCACGATATCCAAAATAAAAAGAACACGCAAAACTAACATAAAAAACCAAACCTTCCATCACATTAACCGATAAAATACAATCAAAAATCTTTTGCTTTAAATCTTTTTTATCGTCACTACCTAAAATTTTATCAAAATTATCTCTTATTAATTCTGCACGCGTAACAATTTCTTTGTCTTCCATAATACTATCAAAAAATGCTGATGCATCCGGGTGTACATTATTGAGTAAGTATGAATAACTATAGCTGTGAATACCTTCAAATCTCTGCCATGTGTTCATACATATCTCTAGCTCAGGGTTAGATACATAATCTTTAAGAGAATGTATTGAACGAGATAACATGCTATCCCCAAGAGTTTGAAACTTCAAATTTGTGTCAAAAACAAACCGTTGCTCTCCTTTTAATTCCTTATAGTCATTACGGTCTTTTTGTAAGGAAATTTCATGCGGCCACCAGAAAAATTCTTCTTGTTTTTTAAACAATTCAAAAAAGATAGGGTATTTAAACTTATCGTAACGCTGAAGATTTAAATCTTCACCAAAAAATATCGGTTGTTTGGTATGATCGATATTTTTTATATTAAGTACAGACTTCATACAATAATTATATATTTATAGCTTGCAGGCTCCACTGGAGCAATCTGCTTCTCTACTGGCTGCAACAGCCTGTTCTTTATCACCGTCATCCGTATTATTATAATATAAGCTAATCAAACCCATACTGTATGCATACATTAACTCTTTCATTACAACACCATCAGGTAATATATTATCTGGGTAGTGACTATAATTGTAATATAGGTTTGTTGATATAGCCATATCAATGTATTTTTGAATAACCGCGTTAGTGTTTATTAACCCAGTATTATCTTTAAAATTATACGCTAATTCATAATTTTCTGAATACTTACCAACACCTGGCACTAGTACAGGGAGCTTACCCATTTTAGACATTTTGTATGTAATTAAAGATCTAACAGGCTCAACACCATTTGTAGAGCACTGAATAACAGAGCTCGATTCGCAAGGCATGCAGCAGGAAAGCGTTGAATGTCTCAGACCATGTTCTTTTATTTCATTACGTAGTAAATCCCAATCAAGCGATAACCTTCTCTTTAAAAGCTCTGCAACTTTACCCTTAAATGTATCTATTGGTAATGTACCTTTAGAGTATTTTGTATTAATAAACTTTTCACATTTACCTCTTTCTTTAGCTAACCGCATGCTTGAACTTAAAAGATAATATTGAAAATGCTCCATCCATTCATCTAATAAACTAAGCGAAGCTTTAGATCCATATGTAACATTATTTTTAGCAAAAAACGCTGCAAGATTCGTCACACCAATACCAAGACTTCTGCGCTTCTTTGCAAAATTTTCTGCTGCTTTATTAAAGTAATACTGTATATCAATAATTTCTTCTAAAAAGCGAACTGCAAGATCGCAAGTTTTCTCTAAATCTTTCCAGTCTCTAATCTCAAGCATATTAATTGCCGAAAGAATACACATACCAATTTCTGCATCCGGATCATTAAAATCTTTAAGAGGAATAGTTGGGTGTATTACTTCAGTACACAAATTAGACATTGTAATTTTATCAGCCCAAGAACTATGCTCATTAGCTGTATCTACATTAAGAATATAAATTCTACCCGTTTCAACTCTTTCTTTAATTATTAAAGAAAAAAGTTTTCGTGCAGAGACTTTTTTCTTTATCTTTATCTTTCTGTCGCTCTCGCACTCCTCATATACTTTATTAAATTTTGGTGTACCCCATGCTTCGTATAGATGCGGTACTTCATGCGGGCTGAACAATGTTACTGATTCATTTCTAATTACTCTATCATAAAACAACTTCGACATACCAACCGTATAATCAAGCTTTCTAACTCTATTATCATCGGTACCCGCGTTGTTCTTTAAAACAACAACATCTTCTATTTCGTAATGCCACCATTGAATATTTGTTGTAGCAGACCCACCTCTTAGCCCATTTTGTTGCCATGCTTTAACAGAAGCTTCATAAATCTTGAGAAAAGGAATAACACCTGTGTGAACTACTTCCCCGTTTCTTACAGGAGAACCAATAGCTCTAATCTTTGAGACATCTATGCCTATACCACATCTATTAGCTGTAGCAATAGAAACAGCAGTGCCAGATGCAGTAATAGACTCCTTATTATCATCGATACCAATTAAACAGCAGCTTGCGTAGCTCTTTGAATTAGTACGCAACCCAGCCATTATAGGTGTGGGCAAATTAATTTTATGTTTAGAAATAGCATTATAAAATCTTCTTACATATTCAAGTCGCGCGCTAGGCTCATAATTAGCAAACGCATACATTGCGATTAACATATATGCAAACTGTGGTGTCTCAAAAATTTTATCTGTTACCCGGTTCTTAATTAAATACTTGTCACAGAGTTGCTTGATACCTGCATAAGTAAAAATAAAATCACGATCGTGATCAATATGTTCTCCTAGTTTATTAATTTCGCTATCTGAATATTTTTCAAAAATTATAGAGTCATAAATTTTATTCTTTATACCTTCATTAATAACATCTAAAAGACGCGGTGCGATCTTACCACCCCAGACATCCTTACGTAACTGATAATTTAATAAACGTGCTGCAACGTATTGATAATTAGGCTTGTCAATAGAAATTAAATTTGCTGCAGATTCAATTAATACTTGATGTATTTCTTGTGTTGTAATATTTTCCCGTAAATTTATTTTTGTGTTGATCTCAACTTCTGAAAGGCTAACTCCAGCTATCCCCTCGACTGCCCAACTAATTACTTTATTAATTTTTTCTACATTAAAAGTTTCTGTAGCCCCGTTACGCTTAACAACCTTCATGATATAGTAGTATTTATCTGTTACAGACTAAAGCTTTGTATTAGTAGTAAGATAATTTTTGAATTCAAAAATATTTTTATTATTATTGGTAAAATATAGAATAATTGGTGATACTATTGTAAGGAAAAACGGGTAATTCTTATTACCCTTAAAAAAATTATTAAAATCTATTTTTGATGAAAATAATTTTTCTCGATGTTCGCTATCAATAGGATATATTCCTTGGGAAAAAAATCTAAAAGTTTCCTTGCAGCTAAGATTAAATAAAGAAAGTATTTTTTTATAATTGTTAATATTTTGATGCTTATTTAAATGTGCAAAAGAATCTAGATTTGTAAATAGATCTTTATACTCTGTACTAGTCTTGATAAATGATCCGTAGAAATAAAAAATACCAAATTCATTTTCTGTCTTTATAACAGTATAAAACTTTTTTGGTTTAAAATTTTTATTAATCTTAATTCGGTCATTGTCAAACTCACTTCTAAGAATAATACCATAAAAAAGAGTAGCGCTTTCTGGTTGTTCAAGTAGAGTAAACTGCTCAATTGCTAGCGGTTTATTTGCGCTCTCTAACACGTTTAACATGTTTCAATTATACGTATTAAAGAGATATATCAACGGTTTATTTTAAAATGTTATGAAGAAGTTGTATTATTACAGGGAATGCGGAAGTTAATAGTGCAAATACTGACGAAACAACAGCAATTTTTAATTTCCATGAACCTTCCATTTTAACTTTCTTTTGTTCAAACTCATTTGAAATTTGATGCGATAAATTAGTAAACTTTTCGTTAACTACTGATGTAATGTTTAACAGCTGAAGTCTAGTCTCTTCTCTCATACTATCAATTTTTTGGTTGATATTATTCTCAACACTCTTTATTTTGCCTTCTAAACTCATAGCTTGTGAAATAAGTGAGGGTGCGCCATTTCCTTTATAAACTGTTTTATAAAGTTCATTGACTTCCATCTCTATCCTTCTTACATCGTTTTTAAGTGGCTCCAGGAACCCATGTAAATGTGTACTATCCACATACTTATTTATTAGATTTGAAATTGATTTATTAATGAACCAGATGGCAATTTGTAGATTCTACCAAATTTAGTACCCGCTGACTTTTGCATAATAATTGTGCACTTATCACCAGTAATAATAGGGCCATTAACAATATTATAACCAACATTTATATAGTTAACTCTAATACCTGACTGTGCATCAACAATCAATAGTCTTGTTGGACTATCTAACACAGCTAAGTATTGTTTAATCATAATTGTTTTAAAAAGTTTTTTACCTCATCGTCAGTTTCAAAACATGAAAAAACCGATAAAGGTACAAAATTATTTATTCTATTTTCAATATTATTGTGCCGCTTAATTTCATTATAATACTCAACAGTAACTTCAATATCCGAAGAAGAACCTATTATTTTTCTTATTTCCCCAACATTTAGACCTTTTTCTGCTAATTTCTTTACTTCTGATGTAATATAGTATTTTAATAGGTTGTCTTTACCGTTAAATTTGATAGCTTTACTATTGAAATAGTCGGTATTAAATATATTCTTTTTGCCGGAAATTACGCAAGTTACAGGTATAGTTTTCATGTATTTTCAATAATACATTATAAATAATAATATGCCATCGCAGATTACTAAAATTATAGTTAGAAGAGGAGTCAGAACAGCAGGTAAATCAGTTCTATTAAATGAAGGTGAACCGGGCTGGTATACAGATACAAAAAGGCTATACATAGGAGACGGCGCTACTACAGGCGGTTACTCTGTAGGTATGAGAAATTGGGGATTGAGAAATTTTGTAACTTTAAACTTTAACTTATTATCAGGTGCAGAATCGGGCGATATTGTATATGATGATGATAGTAATTTATTATATTTTCTAACCGGTTCAAACGGCGCAGATAGAAACCAATGGGTGGGTACTGAATTTGTAGTAAAAACAGATAACAGCACAATAGAAATTAATTCCGCATCTGCATTACAAGTAAAACAATTCGGTATTCAATCAGTTCATTTAAATTCTAATGTTGTTGGTGCTGGTTTAGTTGGCGCGGCTGGCGCTAGTATTAAAGTTAACCCTGACAATTCTACTATTGAAATTGATAACAATAAGTTAAGATTGAAACCGGGTGCTGTGCCTATTAGCTATTTAGGCACTATTTCACCTTATACTATTCTAGGTAATACCAATAACTACAATGCGCCTATTTCAGAGATATCACTAGGCAACGGGCAAGTTCTAGGCAAAGTAGGAGGTGTTCTCGGTCCTGTAGATTTTTCTACAATTGTCTCAAGCGGTGGCGGTATAGGTAATATAAGTACATCAAATGGTATTATTGGATCTATTACATTAGGCACACCATCAACAATTAATATTAGCTACAACCCTCTCATTATAGACACAATTACCGATTCAACTAAAATTTATTTATTTAGAGACACAACAATAGCAGGTAATAATCTCGTAACTGGTTTACTGAGAGTGCAAGGCGACGTAATTGCGTTTTATACTTCGGATGAAAGAGCTAAAGACAATATTACACCACTTAGTAATGCGCTTGATAAGATAGATAGTATAAAAGGTGTAGAGTTTGATTGGAAAAAAGACGGTAAGCATGATATAGGTCTTATTGCTCAAGATGTACAGAAAGTAATACCGACAGCAACAGAATTAAGAACTGACGGTTATCTAGGATTAGATTACCATAAAGTAATTCCATTGCTAGTAAATTGTATTAAAGAATTAAAAGAAGAGATAAAACAATTAAAAAATGAAATTTGATGAGTTAGTTAATAAAATTTTAGAGCAGTTTGCATATTATCCTGTTTCGAACGACACTCTTTATTTACCTACAAAAAAAGCTACGAGAGGTAAAGATATAGGTATGACTCAGGTTGATCCATCTAAAACGTTCCCCGCAACAGACAAAACTCTAGTACTACCTTTTCCTAAAGATAAAAAACGTAAACAAGCTGCTAAGCAGTAACAATTAATTTAGAAATATTCGCAGCCCTTCTTTTGACCTGCTTAGCCCATTTACTATTTAAAATTTCTTCTGCAGCTTTATTATAATTACCAGATATGATATATTCTTTTGTGTTTTTAAATTGGCTTAAACGTGGATATCCCATATTAAACGCCATATCAATTATTGCTAATTTAATATTTTTTGGCATATTCATTAAGTTAGGAAGATACTTCTGTGCATCTTTATATGCAATAGATATAGTTATTTCAAATAAATCCTTCACTTGCTTATCAGAAAGACTTGTTTCACCAGATAAGATTTTATCATAATTACCACCTATTTGTTGAATAATATTGCGTGCATCAGGCCTGGTTAAATTAAAGCCAATACCGATAGTTGGCTTACCCAAACTATCCTTATATACGTTATTCTTGTAACCTTCATGATCTTTTATTAATTCATAAATTTCTTGGTATGAAAACGTTTGTGGTGCTTTATGAACTATAGCTGGAGGTGGTGGAGGTGGTGGTGCATCTGCTTCCAGTAATTTTTTTACTAAATCATTAAACCGCATTTAATTATTTAGTTTAAAACAGCTACCTTAACTACTTTTGGATAGTTATTTGCGAAGTGCTCAGCATCTTTTTTATTAATAAAAAACACATCTATAACAGGCATTTTTCCACCCGATGCTTTTCTTTCTACTACTGCAGTACCTGTATCGACAGCCTTAACTAATCCTACATTCGGTATAATAACATCTTTCTCATAAGGAATAATTCTTGGATCTACTGCAATTGAATCGCCCTGTTTTAATGTGTAACCTGTAGAGCTTAAACATTTTCTACTATCACTATCAGTATTACCACCCTTGGCCCAATACACTGTGAGTCTGACAGTTAATACTCTAAAGTTATTTGTTTTTGGTACAAATTCGTTTTTGTAAGTAATTCCATCGTTTTTAATATCGATGGTTTTAGCAATTTGTTTTTCAACACTGGGTGTAACAGTCTTGAGTTCTGACTTAATGTCTTTAATGCTTAATTTCTGCTTTTCCTTAAAAGTAGAGTAACTTATAGGGGCTGTAGTTACAAACAATAGTGCTAACATAGAGCCTAGCTTTTTTATTTTTGTTGTTATTTTCATAAAGAATTAAAACTTTTTAACTTAAAAAGATAAAGATAACAGATAAAATTGTTTCATTAATATTTAATCTATTATAACGGAACTTCCACATGTATCAAGCACTTTTATATACTTGATAATGAACTACTTATCCCAAGGAAACACTATCCAAATATCAGAATTTAGCTGTAAAGTACTGTAATCGGGCACACACTTTGTTTTATCTTTTACAGCAAGACTTACTGTTGTAACTAGTTTATCGGATAATAGCTTTTGTAAATATAAAAAAGTATTACCTGTATCCGAAACGTCATCAACAACTAATAAATTGCGCTTCAAATTACCAAGATTCAAGTGTTGGTATATTTCTATTTCCTCTTGAGTATGATTGCTTGTATAGCTTCTCACACCAACACTATAAACATTTTTTATTTTTAATGAATAACCAAGGGCTGCTGCAAGAATTAAACCGCCACGAGAAATACCAACAATATCATAATTAGTTGTATCTAAATCTTTCTTTATTTTTTGAGAAAGCTGGTTGACGTATTCATCGAATATATTCCAGCTTATAGAATGCTTCACTAGTTTATAATAAACTAGGCAATGTAGAGTTCAAGAGTTAAGGGTTAATTCTAAAATAACCTGCAGATAGTCCCATTGTTTCAAACGTTGCAGGGTAAGAGAAGCCTATTCTATAGTATATGGGTTCGCCAGTTGTATATGTATAATCAATTAATGAACCATTAGTACCTACTGGTTGAGTAGCATTTGCATTAGGTAATATAATACGGCCATTAGCAAAAATACCATTAATTGGTCTACTAATTGATGCAGTTATTTCACCAGATGCTCTTTTATAGATTGGTGTATTTTGAGAACTAAACGCAGCATCCTTTGCAAATTCAAGTACATACTGCTTAGCGTTTGTGGTGCCTCCATTAGCAAACATTAACAACCCATCAATGTTACCTCTGTTATTTAAAAGTCTAGACGCTAACTCATTACCCGGCAATACACCTGATAATGCTGGTGGGTAGAATATTGTACCACCAACATTAGATACAAAATCGCCCGTCCCACCTGAAGTAAAAGGTGTCAATGTAACAGTGTACGGTGTTATACTTGTATACGGGTCTACATTTAATAAACTTGTAACTGTTGTACCTAATATACTACTAAAACCTAATGTGTTTGTATTCTCATTATATTCTGCTTTAAAGCCAGAAAATGCCGAAAGAAGCGCGCTACCCGGGGTATATTCTCCAATTGTTATATAAGGATTTGTACCGTCATTAGCTGGTTGATGTACCAAAGCAATATTTCTCGCTGTTAATGTATTGCCAATTATATTTCCTGATGCAGAAATATTACCAAGTACTGTAATTTTTTCACCACCATCTGTGGCTAAACCAACAGATAGATTACCGTTTCCACCTATACGAGCTTTTTCAGAGAACGATGTCCCATCATAATAACTATTAAAAGATGCAAATCTTAGCGGTGTTCCCGATCTAACAACAATAAACGGTTGCGCATCTCCTGTTCTACCACCAAAAAATTTCATAAAGTTACCAAGACCAGACTCAGCAATCGATAGGCTATAATTTGAACCAACAGCTGCACTACGTAAATCAAATAAACTCTGACCATCGGTATCGAATGAAGTAATATTAGCAAAATTAGAATAATCAACACCATCTACTCTTAAATTACCTCCACGTATATGAACACCATAAGATGTAAGTGGAACTGTGTTGACCCCAAGCCTACCATTTATAGAGCTATATAAAGGATCAACAGCTACACCAGAAATACCGCTTAACTGTAATAACGTGTTATAATTTGGTGATCTTACGCTTAATGCACCTAATATAGTAGTGTCTCTTAATGAAGCGGTATTAGCATTAAGATTACCTGAAGCTGATAAATTGCCCCTTACAGTTGTATTATTAATCCCTATATCACCATTGCTAGAAATGTTTATAATATTTGTAGTTATTGTACCAAAAATTGCACTGAGATTTAAAGTGTTTAAATTTTCATCGTATTCAAGTTTAAACCCAGAAAATGCGGATAGTAATGCACTACCTGAAGTATATTCTCCAATTGTTATATAAGGATTTGTACCATCATTAGCTGGTTGATGTATTAGATTAATATTTCTTGATGAAAGATTATTACATATCAGAGACCCTGTAGCGCTTATATTACCTACTACAGTTAACGCATTTGCAGTACTATCTGTGTTAATACCAACTGTATTATTTAAGAAAAGCCCTCCACCGGCACTAACCATGAATTGTTCTGCTCGAGTTGTTGAAATAACATTGCTACTAGTTGAAGCATTCCATATCCATGATCTATCATATCTTGCGTTGGCGTAGTTGCCTGCTGCGTGACTATTATCACCGAGAGCAGTTGTGTAATTACCTTCTGCGTGACTATTATTACCGAGAGCAGTTGTATTACTACCTTCTGCGTGACTATTCAATCCTGAAGCATTAGTTATAGATCCTTCTGCATGGCTCGCATTTCCTAGTGCAATAGTATAATAACCCTCAGCATGGCTATAACTTCCTGCTGCAATGGTTGCTTTACCTTCTGCATGACCAGATTCATTAAGGCTACCAATAAAAAATTGACCAACAGTTGTATCAGCGCCAATAGGATCAGTGGTTGCAGTTATATCACCAGTTATTGTGCTTCTATCCGCTACTGTAATTGTAAATGGTGAGCCTAATAATGTAGTAACACCTTTAATTCTATCTCCGGGAACTATAGCATTAAAAAAGCTAGAAATTGTTGTTGCAAAAGTAAATATACGTGTTGATGCAGTATAGGTACTAAAGCTACGAGGATAACCAACACAAGTATTATAACCTTCTGCATGACTATATGCTGCTGCAGCGTTTGTAAAAACGCCTTCTGCATGGCTTCCCTGGCCGTGTGCCACTGCTTGGAATCCCTCCGCATTGCTTTGAGCACCCTTTGCTAAGGTATCATAACCTGTTGCTTGTGCATCCATACCAGTAGCTTTACTACTGAAAAAACTAATAGATGGTAAAGCTGAATCAATGTTAAAAATATTTTTAACAGTAGTACGCATTATGCTGCTTAAATTTAAACTATTTGTGTTTTCGCTGTATTCAAATCTAAATCCTGAAAATGAGGATGCTATTGTACTGCCGGTTGTAAGCTCGCCTAACTGTATATATGGATTTACTCCATCGTTAGCTGGTTGATGAATAAGTGAAATATTTCTACCTGTTAGTGTATCAACTACTAAACTACTGTTACCAGAAATTGTACCGTTAACGGTTAATGCGTTATTATTGTTATCTGTATTAATACCAACTGCATTGTTTAGAAAGAGACCACCTGAAGCACTGACCATAAATTGACCAGTACGTGTAGTAGACATCGTCGCAGTATCTGTTGATCCTTTCCATACCCAGGACCTATCGTTTGCTGCAGCTGCATAATAACCTGCTGCGTGACTGAAGGCACCCATAGCTTTTGCTTCAAACCCTTCTGCGTGGCTATACCCACCATAAGCTAAAGTTTGGCCCCCTTGTGCATGACTAGCTTGACCGTAAGCTAATGTAGTTTGATTTTCTGCATGGCTATTAACCCCGTAAGCAATTGACTCATTACCTTCTGCATGACTAACCTGACCATAAGCTTTAGTGAGGTTACCTTCTGCATGACTATATTGACCTGAAGCTTGAGTATATAACCCTTCAGCATGGCTGCCCCCTTCATAAGCTGTAGTGCCTATACCTTCCGCATGGCTGCCCTCACCATAAGCCTTAGTCCCTGAACCTTCTGCATGACTATACTGACCTGAAGCTATAGTACCCACCCCTTCAGCATGACTAAATATTCCGCCGTTATCAACTAACCACCCAGATGTAGAGTTAGCACCAATTGGATCTGCTGCAGCAGTTATATTACCATTTAATGTGCTTCTATCTAAAACTGTAATTACAAACTCTGAATCAATTTCATCTTCTTCATAGCCTCTTAGTATTGTACCGGGTGTTACAAAGTTAAAATTTGCTGATGTACCCGGGTTAAATGTAAAAACTCTAGTAGGTGAATTATAGCTCTGAAACGGTCTGGGATAACCTGTTTTAGTCCTGTATCCTTCTGCATGGCTGTAATCACTTGAAGCTGTAGTCCCTGAACCTTCAGCATGGCTAGCTTCACCGGATGCTAGTGTATCAATACCTGCAGCGTGACTAACATAACCCACAGCTATGGTTCCACTACCTTCTGCATGGCTCACATCACCACTGGCTGTAGTACCTATACCTTCCGCATGGCTGCCATCACCATAAGCTTTAGTCCCTGAACCTTCTGCATGACTAACCTGACCTGAAGCCTTTGTACTGTTGCCTTCAGCGTGTGTAAATGAATTAGTAGCGGATGTACCATAACCTTCTGTATGACTAATATAACCTGAGGCTTTAGAATTTTGACCTTCTGCGTGACTAGACTGACCAGATGCTTCAGTACTAGTTCCTTCTGCGTGACTAGCTAGACCGGATGCTAGTGTATTATAATTTTCTGCTATTGAATATGAATTAGTAGCGCGGCTATTAAAAAAGCTAACTTTGAAATTATCATCTATACAAAGAGTGTTATTATCATCATCTAAGAATAATGCAATTGGTTCTGTACCTGTTTGCTTAACTGTTAATGCGGGACCTGTACCAGTATTGACAACACTTAATGCAGATGTAATAGAAACAATAGTTTCAAAGACAGAAGAACTACCTAAAGCAGTTAAATTACCTTTTATAGTAACGTTACCGTCAATATTCGCATCACATCGCACATATAAACTTTCAACTGGAAATTCACCAGCACTCAACCCGTTTTTAAGTGCGTAAACAGGGTATTTCTGTTCATTACTACCAATATATCCTACAAGAAAATCTGTAGGTTTTGTAGCTGAATTATATACAAAAGATGTAAAATTTACCCACGTAGACATTTAATTATATTTATGCTATATATAATTTAATTTAACTAGTTTTTTTTCTATAAAATAGCTGCAGCTAATTATTTAGTATCTGGATAGGGCACGCATACCCGTTGTGGACGGAGCCATCTCTGTGTTTTGTTTAAGTCGTTAGCATATTCAATAACATTTACGTCTTTTTTATCCCATTATCACTAATGGGGTTGGACTATATCTTCACTCTTACAAGTGCCGGGCGCTCTTGCTGGTCATTAAGGCTTCCT